CTCGATCAAGGTTCGTGGTGTCAATCGTCGGGTTCGGGAGCTGATCCCGGTGATGCCTGGGAATTGGGATGTCCAGCGCGTTGGCCGTTATGAGGTCATATACCGGTGCTGGGATGAATGGGGTCTGATCGGGACGTTTTCCCCTGATGAGGTTTTCGTCATCAACGGTGTCCAGTGGGACTGGGTCAAGAGCATGAATGCCGTGAGGCTTGCTGCCTCAAGCATTGGTCTGGCGATGGCGACTGAGCGCTCACAGGCTTCGATGCACAAGAACGGCATGAGGCCTGCTGGCGTCTACTCTGTGTCTGGTGGTCTTACCGAGGAACAACATGCAAGGCTGACCAAGTGGCTTTCCAAGCGGTTTCAGGGTTCCGAGAATGCTGGGACTCCTTTGGTTCTTGATCGAGACGCGAAGTGGACGCCAACTTCAAGCACTTCGGCCGACGCGCAGCATGTGGAGACCCGGAGGTTACAGGTCGAGGAAATTTGCCGCGCCTATGGGGTTTTCCCGATCATGGTCGGGCACTCGGACAAGTCCTCGACCTTTGCTTCGTCGGAGGCGTTTTTCTCTGCCCACGTCAAGCACACTTTGGCCCCGTGGCATAAGGCATGGACTCAGAAGCTTGATGAGATGCTGCTTGATGGTTCTGGCCCCCTGTTCGCTGAATTCGATGTCCGGTATCTGATGGCTGGTTCAATCCGGGATCGGGCGCAGTGGGCGCGAACGATGGCCGAGATGGGTATTTACACGCGGAACGAGATTCGTGACGAAGAGGGTAAAGACCCGTTGCCTGGGCTTGATGTGCCTTTAACCCCGATGAATATGGTTTCTGGAACAGCCGAAGTTGAGGGGCCGGAAGAGCCGGATGAAGAAAATGAAGATACGGAAAATGACGAGGATTCGTCTTGATTTGATTTAATCGTGACTTTTCATTCTGTTTATTGGAAAATTGTTTTAACACTGGAGTATTGTTATGACCACACAGGCCGGATCGGGAACAAGTATTGCTTTAGTTGATGACCGGGGCGACGGGACGCATGTTCCGATTGTCAAGGCTGAGTCAAGCAATATTACGACCAAGTTTCGTGAGGCATTTGAGGTATATAACCCAGCATCGCCAGATTCTCCTTGGGTTGAGGTAAGGCACGCAGACGATCTGGCTTTTGTTGACGGCAATACTGGCGGCGCTTCGTATTTGGTGCTTAGTAAGTCTCCGTGGGCAACCGGTTCCGAAACTATAATTGAGTCCAAGGCTTCGTTTAGGCTCCCGCTTGAGGTTTCTTTTGGCGCTCACATGTCGCAGCGCGTTGTCGGGCAAGAATTTTCCATCGAAATTGTTGACACTGGAACGCCACTGCCGGAACCCGCTGATCTTGCAATCGCTTCGATTTCGCAGGCCACTACGGTTTTGACCGTCAATACGACCTTGCCGCACGGTCTGACGATTGGTCGATGCGTCGGTGTTCGAGGCGTTTCGAACTCGTCCGCGAACTATCCTCAGTTGGTTGTGGCGACGGTTCCAACGCCGACACAGTTTACTTGCACGGTGGCAACCGGCACGATCACGACGGTCAATAACAGCGGATTCGTATATTTTCGTGAGCGATTCGGTCGGGCAAGTAACGGCGTATCGCAGATCTTTGAAAACGCTACTGTCACCAACGCCAACCTTTATATCCGGTCTGAGTCTGGCGATTCGCTGCCGTCTGGGACGATTGCAGGTAGTCAATCGGTGACGGTTGGAACGACAGCATCTGTGCAACTGGCAAACTCACCTTATTCCTACTCTTTCGTTCCTACGACAGAGTTTCGGATCAATGTCCAGGCTGACAGGACTCAATGGTATGACTCTGGGGTTGATTCGCTTTCTCCGACAACTAGCCGTTTGCTTCGGACGCAAATTTGCCCAGATCCAAGCGAAAATTATAAATTTCGCATTCGAGCCAACAACGCGAAGAGCCTCACCGTTCCGGTCGCGCAAATCGTCTCGGCGGTCAAGAGCGGCACCACCACGGCGCAGATCACATGCGACCGTGAGCATGGGTTGACTACTTCTGATGTGGTCGTGGTGTACGGTATCCGGGCGCAGGGCGCAACGGAATTTCCGAACCTTATCACCGCCACCGCAGTTGCCTCAATTGTTTCCCCGACGGTCTTTACGATTGTCATTGGAACGGCTGGCACGATCACCTCATACGGAGGTTATGTCGCCCGGGTCAACGGCAGTAACCTAACGTCGGCTCTCGGTGGTATCGCGCAGGTGGCGCAAGCTGCTGTGCTTTCCACGCTGGCTGACGGCACACGGCAACTGGTTTTGACCGGTTCTGCCAACTGGACTGGATCGGTGATTGGCGATCTGGTTGAGTTGGTTGGCGTACGCAACGATACGACCGGCGCAACTCTGGGCGTCGATGGCCCTTGGAAAGTGGCCAACCTTTCCACTACAGCGCTTACGCTGGTGCTGCCGTTCAGCGGCCAGCGTACATTGCCTGCCGATTTTGGTTCGATCAACTGCGGCGGCGGTGTGATCCGACGCACAGACCTGCGCGTGTCGTTTGTCCGTGTGTTTGACTATGAGCGTCAGCGTGTAGAGGCTCTTGCTCGTCCATCTTCTGACGTTGCAGGCGCGTTCCCTGTTGCTGTTCAAAACACGGTCACAACGACATTCACGCAACCGGCTCTCGTGGCTGGTACGGCGTTGATCGGTGACGTGGGCGTTCAGTACAGAACAACGGCCTCTGGCGCATCTGCAACCCACCTTGTAGCGGCGGCTTCTGCCAATCCGACGCTCGTGAAGGCGTCAGCAGGTAAGGTCTTGGGATGGTTCTTCGCCAACACAACTGCGGCTTGGGTGTACGTCAAGCTGCACAATCAAGCTACCGCCCCGACCGCTGGAACGGGTGTTGTGCGAACAATTGGCATCCCGCCGAACGGCATTTCAGAGTTCTTTAGCGAGGGTGGCGCGTTTACTTTCGCAACAGGTATCGGTCTGACCACGGTCACTGGAGCGGCAGACGCAGATGCAACTGCGGTGGCGGCAAATGCGATTGTTGGTGAATTGGTTTGGGCTTAACGCGAGGGCAACATGGCAGGCATTCAAAATCAAATTGTTGAAATGCTGGAAAAGCGGCTGAACTTTAATGTTCAGCAGCGCCAAGCAGCATTCAACCGTGGGGACGTTTCCGAGGTTGCCAGATTGGATGCCGACACAGCCGAAACAGATCGACTTCTTGGCCTGATTCGACAAGATTGATGGGGTTCCGATAATGGAAATCAAAAAGTCAGCGCACGAAATCCGGTCGTATTCATTTGAAGTGAAAATGACTGGCGAGGATGGCGAGATCGAGGGCTACGGCTCCGTTTTCGATATCGTTGATTCATACGACGATGTGATCGCCAAGGGTGCTTTTGGAAAGACCTTGGGGGAGCATAAATCGAAAGGTTCCATGCCTGCGATGCTTTGGCAGCATGACGCCAGCCAGCCGGTGGGTGTCTGGACTGAGATGTCCGAGGACTCCCACGGGCTGAGGGTCAAGGGCAAATTGGCAATGAACACTGCCAAGGGCAAAGAGGCTTATGAACTGATGAAGATGGGCGCAATTACTGGTCTGTCAATCGGGTTTATGTCGAAGCAGTGGGCCTATGACCGGGAAACCGAAGTCAGGACATTGACCGAAGTCGATCTGTGGGAGGTGTCGCTTGTGACTTTCCCTGCCAACGATAAATCGAGGGTGACAAGTGTCAAGTCGGTTGACGAGATTCTGTTGCCCAAGGATGCTGAGAATGTCTTGCGTGATGCAGGATTTTCAAAGTCTGACGCGACTGCATTTGTGTCGCGTGTCATGCGGATGGGCGAGGCGCGGAGTGATTCTGCGGACGATGCTTCCGTGAAAGATGCGGCTGAAAGGCTGCTCCGTTCCCTAAAATCCAATTGAGGTGAAAAAATGAGTGATGTGACCAAAGTTCTTGACGAGATCAAGACGGCATTTGAAGAGTACAAGACCACGAACGATGCGCGTCTCGACGCCATCAAGAAGGGCAACTCCACGAGCGATTTCGATGCGAAACTCGCCAAGATGGACGATGCTCTGAACAAGCTGGAAGAGCAAAAGTCGGAGCTTGAGAAGCTTCAGACCAAGCTTTCCCGTCCCGGCAATTTCGACAGCACCAAGCGTATCGACGACGAGAGCAAAGAGCAGGCCGAGTACCGCGCTGCTTTCATGTCATGGGTTCGCAATCCTTCCGACCTTGAGCGACACGCAGCCCTTCAACAGCGCTCGAAGCTTCTGGCCGGTGTCGAGCAGCGTGCCGTTCAGACCGTGACCTCTACGGGTTCCGCTGGTGGCTTTGCTCTGCCCGAGATCATCGAGCGCCAGATCGCCCGTCTGTCGGTTGACATCTCCCCGATCCGTCAACTGGCTACCGTTCGCACGGTCGGTTCCTCGGACTACAAGGAACTGTTCGACATCAACGGCGCGGCCTTTGAGTGGGTGGGTGAGGCTGGAACTCGCAACCAGTCCAACACTCCTGATCTGGCCGAAGTTGTCCCGACGATGGGTACTGCTTCTTCCCGTCCCCGTGCTTCTGAAGAGTCGCTCGACGACTTGTTTTTCGATGTCGAGAACTGGTTGGTCACTTCTGCCGCCGAGGCGATGGCACAAGGTGAAGGTGCTGCCTTCGTGAGCGGCAACGGCACGAACCGTCCAACAGGCTTCCTGCAAGGCCCGACCCCGGTGACGACCGCTGACGCGACCCGTGCTTTCGGAACGCTTCAGTTTACCCCCTCGGGGCAGGCCGCTGCTCTGCCGACATCGGCTGACATCTTCTACGACGTGGTGTACGCACTCCGCGCTCGGTATCGCGCGAATGCGACATGGGTGACCTCAAAGCTGGTTCTTGCTGCCCTGCGTAAGTACAAGGACACGACCAACCAGTATCTGTGGCAACCGAATGTTGCAGCTGGTCAGCCCTCGACGTTTATGGGCTTTCCTGTGGTCGAGGCAGAGGACATGCCTGCTGTAGCCGCCAACGCCTTCTCGGTGGCTTTCGGTGACTTCCGCGAGGGATACCTGATTGCTGACCGCGTTGGAATGCGGATCACCCGTGACGAGATCACCCTCCCCGGTTTCGTCCAGTTCTACATCCGCAAGCGTGTTGGTGGTCGTATCCGCAACTCCCAAGCTATCAAACTGCTTCGCATTTCCACAACCTGATGATGTGAAGTGACCCCGGCACTCACAAGGTGCTGGGGTTTTTGTTGGAGAGACAAATGATTATCAAGCAAACGTTTCAATGGGCGCACGAAGGATGCTTCGTGAAAGAGTATGTTGCTGGCGAGAAACTTGAGACGGATGACGAAGACCTGATCCGCGTTGCCAAGCAAGAGGGATGGATTTCGGATAAGCCGGAATCGAAAGCAGTGAAATCCGCACCTGAGAACAAGTAATGGGTCTTCGCCGAACGACTCTCCCCGCAGCCGAGCCTCTGACACTTGCAGAGGCCAAGTTGCATTTGAGGGTGGACGATGCCTCTGAGGACACTCTGATTGCGTCTCTGATCACCGTGGCAAGGATGGCGTGTGAAGAGCGCACACAGACGACCATGATCAATTCTGGGTGGACTCTGACGCTGAATTCGTTCGATGATCTGGAATACCTTTCCCGCCCCCCTGTTGTTTCGATTGTTTCGATTTCGTATGTAAACCCGTCCGGGACGACCGTCATAATGTCGTCTGGTGATTACATGCTTGAGGCTACGAACGACAAGCCGATGGTCATGCCGGTTACCGACTGGCCCGAGACAAAAGACCAGCTGAATGCCGTGACGGTGGTTTACACCGCTGGATATGGGGCAAGTGGGGCCAATGTCCCGGCCCCGCTCAAGCAATGGATGCTTTTGGCAATTGGGGACATGTACGCGAACCGAGAGACATCGTCCGACCGTCCTGTGGTTCCTCAAGATTTCGCTGTCAGGCTTCTCGACCCGTGGATCGCTTACCCATGATTGCAGCTGGAAAGCTCAATAGCAGGATCACGATTCAATCCCGGACAGCCGGGGTTGATGCCATTGGGCAGCCCGTCGAGACATGGACGACCTATGCCCAGGTGTGGGCTAATTTGAAGTTCAACTCCGGGTCTGAGGCAATGAAGGCCGGGATGGAGGTTTCCATTTCTCGGGTGTCGATGCTGATCCGCCTGCGCGATGACATCACCTCCGGGATGCGGGTTTCATTCAAAAGCAAAACATATGACATCGTTTCTGTCCTACCGGATGAGTCTGCCGGCGACAGGATGTATCTGGTCTGCGAGCTGGTGGGATGAAAGGCCGAAACAGCTTCACAATGAGCGTTGACACGTCGGCGCTCAACAAGCAATTGCAAGGGATTGCCGAGGCCATTGATGGGGTTGTTCGCCCTGCTGCACAGGCCGGGGCGCAGGTTCTGTACGAAGAGGTCAAGCGGAACGCATCAAGGCTGGGTAGGGTCTCTGGGAGACTCCAAAACGCGATATATCAGGCTTTCTCGACGGACAATTCGAGCGAAAAGACCGCGACCTATCATGTGTCCTGGCGAACCAAGAAGGGGTTCATTGATGACAACGGGAAGAAAGTTGAGCTTTCCCGCGCACCTCACGGTCACCTGATTGAGTACGGCCACCTGATGCCATATCGGGTGGTGTTCAACAAAAAGACCGGGAAGTTTGTCACGCTGCGCCGCCCTGAGAGCAAGGGCAAGCCTCCACCGAGCCCAAGAGCGTCAAAATCGGTCAAGGACGCGTATTACATGCCTTGGCCTGATGGCAAAGTTCGTGTTGCGCCGCCTAAACCATTCGTCCGGCCTGCCGCAGCGAAATTCGGTGATGCCCTTGACGCCGCAGAGAAGAAGGCGTTTGATCTGATCCGGGAGAAACTGTGAGCATTGAATCTGATCTGTATTCGATCATCTCTGGTATCTGCCCGAGGGTCTATCCTGATATTGCCCCGGCAAATACTGCCATGCCATACGTGACATGGAGTCTGTACGGTGGCAACACAATCAAGCCGCTGGCGAAAGAAGTGCCGGACAAGCGCAATGCCATGATTCAGGTCAACGTCTGGTCAAAATCGAGGCTCGAAAGCATAAATACCATGCTTGCGATTGAATCCGCGCTGATTACTGCGACTCAGTTTGTCTGTAAACCGATGAATGCCATGTCCGCGACATTCGACGACGACACCGATATCCGAGGGATTATGCAGGATTTCTCAATCTGGGGGCCGAGGTAACGTATTGCGGAACCCGAGAAACAGTAATAGAATTCAATTGGTATTCAATGTCCGGCCGGACACTTAAAGGAGATTTATCATGGCGTATGCGTTCCCCGAGGGGTCAAAATTTCAATTTTCTACCACTTTTGCAGCTGCAAAAACCATTTCTGCGATGACAAACGCCAATCCAACGGTTTGCACATCGACAGCTCATGGTTACGCTGACAACGACGAAATTCTTCTGACTTCCGGTTGGGAAGATGCGACCGACACGGTGTGGCGTGCCGACCAACTGACCGCTGACACTTTCAGTCTGGTTGGCTTGGATACGACGAGTACTTCGTTTTACGCTGCTGGAGGTGGCGCGAACTCAAGCGCCCAGCGAATTACTGGATGGACAGACATTCCTCAGGTTCTGTCGATTGCGACTTCCGGTGGTGATGCCCGGTTTACGACCATCAGCCCTCTGGCGAGGCGCAATGCAATCAACGTGCCGACCGGATTCAACCCCACCACGATCACGCTTACTCTGGGCCACGACCCAGCGTTGGCTGCTTATGCGACCATGCTTAACATCTCCCGCGCACTGTCAAAGGTGGCCTTCAAGATGGTGATCTCTGGTGGCGGCACTACTTACGGCTTCGGTTACATGAGCGTGTCTGAGGCCCCGTCGCTGAACGTGAACCAAGCCAACACTGTTCAGGCCGCAATCACGCTGCTCGGACGCTCGATCTCGTATGCAACCTGATCGGATCTGATCTGTTTCAAGCCCGGTCAATTGGCCGGGTTTTTCTTTGCCTAAAGGAGAAGTAATGAAAGTCAAACTTGGAATGCGGCCTAAGAATTTCAAGCGTACCGTGAAGTTCCCGATGCTTGATGGGACGGAAGGTGTGATCGAGGTTGTGTTCAAGTACCGGACTCGGACTGAGTTCGGGAAGTTCATTGATGACATGATGAATGCCGCGAATGAGCAGGCTGACGGTCAGACGGCTGAAGATCAGCGAGTTTCGCTTGGTCGAGCGCTGGAAAAGACCAAGGAAGCGAATGCGGACTACATTCTTCAGATTGCCGAGGGCTGGAACCTCGAGGAGTCATTCGACCGGGATAATCTTGCTCAACTGTGCGACGAGATCCCTGGGGCTGCGATGGCGATTATGGACGTTTATCGTGCGGCGATTGTCGAGGGCCGGATGGGAAACTGAGGCGAGCTGCGGAATTACTGTATGAAAAGCAGGATGATTCTGCGGCTCAAAATCCATTTATTGCGGCTGTTCTTAACGCCCAGGGCAAGGACGACGTAGAGGTGTGGCCGGAGAACTGGCCGGTGTTTGAAATCTTCGCCGGTGTTGGTACGCAATGGCGAATAGGTATGGCAGGGCCGACTGGATTGGACTACAATGCCATATACCCTTTGCTTGATAGGGTTTTTGACTGTCGGGATGATTGGGATGATGCGTTTTTGTGCATCCGCGTTATGGAATCTGCTGCGCTTGAGGTGCTGAATGGCCGGTGATGACAAAAGAAAGGCCCAGTTAGAGATTGGCGTTAATGCTGATCCTGCGGTCGACGGCTTAAAGAAAGTTGGCGATCAAGCCCTGAAAATGGGGCAGCAGGTCGAGCAGGGTGCTAATCAAGCCTCGAAGGGGATGGACAAACTCCCCGAGCAGAGCAAGAAAGGTGCTGAGGGTTTTGATCGGGCAACCAAGAGCCTGATCAATTCGATTCAGAGAACGACTGCTGCGATGGATGCTGGCGGTCGGTCGAGTGCAGATTATTTCCGGTTGTTGGCGCAACAGAGGGGCGTTAGCACTGCTGCGCTTGATCCATATCTGAAGCAGCTTGAAGAGGTCAACCGGCGTCAGTTGCAGGTAAATGGTGCGATTGCTGGTGCATCTCGGGCGTTGGACGGCACGACGACATCTGCCAAGCAGTTGAACTTCGCTCTCCGGCAGGTTCCGGCGCAGTTTACGGACATTGTGACTTCTCTACAGGGTGGACAACCTGCTTTGCAAGTCCTGCTCCAGCAGGGTGGCCAGTTAAAAGACCTGTTTGGTGGGGTGGGCGCTGCGGTGCAGGCTTTGAGTCGGTACATGCTGACTCTGGTCACACCGCTCAATACGGTGCTTGCTGGTCTGGGTGTTTTGGCATTCGGATTCGTCAAGGGGTCTCAGGAGGCGCAGGAGTTCCAGAAAACGCTTGTTTTGACCGGGAACTCGGTTGGGTTGACCGCCGATAGGCTGGTTGACATCTCGAGATCGCTGGACAATTTTGGGACGACACAAGCAAAGGGTGCAGAAGCGCTGAATCGCTTTGCTCAGACAGGCTTGATTGCGGCATCGAACCTTGAGCGCTTCGCTTTGGCGGCAATCAAGTTTGAGCAGGTTGGTGGGCCTGCCGTCGAAGAAACCGCGAAGGCTTTTGAGGAACTTGGCAAAAAGCCTCTTGAAGCTGCGATCAGGCTTAACGAGACAACAAACTTTCTCACGAAGTCGGTTTACGAGCAGATCAAGGCATTGACCGAGCAGGGGCGGGTTACTGAGGCTGCGACCGTTGCCCAGAATGCCTATGCTGACGCGGTGGAAAAGCGGACGCCTGAACTGGTGGCAAGGCTTGGTCTGCTTGAGCGAGTCTGGATCGGGATCAAGAACGCCACGAAGGAGGCTGGTGACGCAATTCTGTCGATTGGCCGCGCTGATACCCCTATTGATACACTTCGCAGGCTTCAGGATCAGGTCAACATTGCGGCCCAAAATAGGACGATTCTTGCCCAGCGCGGGATGAGTACCGAGAATCAGGATCGGTCGATTGAATCCCTGAATGAGCAGATTCGACTTTTGCAGAAGGCTATTTCTGCCGAAGAGGATCGAGCTGCTGCGGTTGCAAAGTCTGCGAAGGAAGTGAAAGACAAGATTCAGGCCGACAAGGAATACGAGAAGATTCTGAAAGAGGCCGAGAGTTGGATCAAGAAATTCTCGGATGCTCATACCCAGGCGCAAGGCGCGGTTGATGGTCTGACCAAGACTCAGGAGACGTTGATCGAGTTCCTGATGTCGGATGCGTACAAGAAGATGGCCGAGCCGATGCGTCAGAAGGCGCTTGCTGCCGCCTATGCTGCCATCGAGATCGAGAAGCAGGTCATCGCCGAGAAGGAGTTGCAGAAGGCCAATGCCGAGGCAACGAAGGCTGAGTTTGAGCGCACGGCTGCCTATGAAAAGGCTGCTGAGACCGCAATCAAGAACCTTGACCGGATACGGACTGAAAACGAGGCCTATGCTTTGTCGATTGAGCGCAATGTCTCTCTGGCCGAGGCGATTGAACTTGTGACGGTTGCGCGGTTGCGTGAGCAGCAGGTTTCATTGGGGCGTGAGGGCGATCGGGATGTCGAGATCCTGGCGATCCAGCGGGAGATTGACGCGAGGCTTGCGGCTGTTAGCGAGTTGCGCCAGAAAAAGATCCGTGAGGATATTGAAAAGTCTGCGAAGGCGGCAGAAGAAGCATGGAAAAGGGCGGCGCAGAAGATCGAAGATTCGATTGTCGATGCGCTGATGCGTGGTTTCGAGCGTGGTGACGGGATCATTGAGAACCTGAAGCGCACGATTGAGAACACGTTCAAGACTCTGGTATTGAGGCCGATCATCCAAGCCGTTGTGTCCCCGTTCACGAGTTCCTTGATGGGCGGCGGAGCTGGTGGCATCTCCAACATTCTTTCTTCTGCAAGCGGGATTCAGAGCATTTACGGTGCGGTGACAGGTGGTCTTGGATCGTCGGTCGGAACCGCGATTGCAAATGCCGGAGGTCTATTTGGTTCGCAGGCTCTTCAAGCGTTTGGGCTTGGGATGCGCGGGTCGGTTCTCGGGCCGGGGATGATGGGGCCGACAACGATTGGCGCTCCGGGTGCGATGGGTGCTGGCGCTGCATTTGCTCAGGTTTTGCCGTATGTGGCTGCGGCGACTGTTGCCTATTCTGCGCTTGCAAGGCCCGGGGAGACTCGGGCTGGCGGTCAGTACGGGTTCAATTTTGGCGATGGATTGATCAACCAGCGGCGTGGAACCGTGGTAGGCAATGCGGCTCTCGGGGTCAACTTCCTTGAAGGCCCGAGCGGTGGGGCGACGAATGATCAGGCTGTCAGGGACGCGATTACAGCGACCGTAGGAACTATCAATTCGATCTTGGCTGGTGTCGGTAGTCGGGCTTCTCTGACGGGCTTTCAGGCCGGTTTAGAGACTTCCAGCAAGGGTCGAGGTGGCGTCTTTGCCGGCGGTAGGCTTTCGACCGGGGCGTTGTTTGGTGAGTCTGGTCAGGGTGATAACTACGCCGGGACGCTTTTTGAGTCTTTCAGTACCCAGAGTCCTGATGCTGCGACCGCTCTGAAGAACTTCTCCATCGACCTGAAGCAGGCGACGATTCAGGCATTGCAGGCGGCAACGGATATTCCCAAGTCGATTGCAGACAAGATCAAGGATGTGGACGCTGAGGCTTTGTCCGAGCAGGCTGCGAATGCGCTTGTCGAACAGATCGCCACCATCGTCGACTCTGTTTCTGGGCTGAAGGCCGCTCTTGCTGGACTGCCTTTTGAGGATGTCAAGAATCTCAGTTTCGATGCGTCAGTCAGTTTGATCGAGTTTGCAGGTGGTCTGGACAAACTGACAGGGAACCTTGCAACCTATTACGACAACTTCTTCACGGCGGCTGAGAAACAGGCTTCGTTACAAGACCAGATTGGCAGTGCGTTTGACAGCCTGAATCTTGCTCTCCCGGAGACTCGCCAGCAATTCCGCGACCTAGTAGAGGCGCAGGACTTGTCTACCGAGGCAGGTCGGAAGAACTACGCTGCGCTGCTTTCGCTGTCTGGTGCGTTTGCTACGCTGACGCAGGGTGCGGATGAACTGGCGCAGGCTTCGCGCAGGACTGCTGAACAGATCGCAAGCGAGCGCACTGGACTTGAAAACAGGCTGCTTCAGATCGTCGGCAACACCCAAGAACTCAGGGCGCGTGAACTTGCAACGATTGACGAGAGCAATAGGGCTTTGCAAGAAAGGATCTGGCTGATCGAGGATCAGATCGAGGCCGATCAGAGGGCGATTCAGTCTGCCGAGGCTGCATTGTCTGGCGCGAAAACGGCGACCGACGAGGCATTCAGCGTGTTGCAGGCGTCTGTGAATGCTCAGAAGCAGGCTGTTCAGGCTTCGATTGATGTTGCGCGGGAGCAGATCAACTCTGCAAACGGTCTGATTTCTCTTCTAAGGGCTACTGCTGGGGATTTTCGTCGGGGCGATGTTTCTACCGCAAGGGGTGCGAGATCTTTCCTAACGCGGTCGATTGAAGCGGCTCAGACAACTGGATATCTTCCCGGCCAAGACGACCTTGCGGAAGCAATTGATGCGATTCGGCAAGACGTTGAAACTACAACGTATGCGTCTGCGTTTGAGGCGAATAAAGACCGCGCTTTGTTGATCAATCAGTTTGAGGAATTGGCGAGCCTTGCAGAAGATCAGATGACCGAGGCCGAAAAGCAGTTGAAGGCTTCCGAGGATCAGTTAAAGGCTTTGGATGATGTCGTGAAGAGTGCGCAAGATCAGTTGAGCGCCTTGCGTAGTGTTGATATGAGCGTGAAGTCTGTTGAACAGGCTATTGTCTCTTTGTCTGCTGCGATTGAGGCCGAGCGTGCTGCAAGCCTTCAACTTCTCAATGCTCAGAATACAGCGACGACCAATGCCGCGAATAGGGCGAACCAGACATCTCCTGTATCGGCTTCGGCGAACAGTGAGCCTGCTGGCGTGACAGTTCGTGACTTGTATCAGAGCCTGTTCAATTGGAATGGCGATGCGGCTGGAATTGCTTATTGGGAGAACCGATTCGGTTCTTCGATTGATCAGGCAGAGATTGACCTGTTCAAGTGGGCTGGCGAGAATACCTTGCGTGAGCGCGGGGTTCCGGGTTTTGCTGACGGTGGATTCCATGCTGGTGGGCTTCGTGTTGTCGGTGAGCGTGGCCCGGAGATTGAGGCGACTGGCCCTGCGATGTACTGGGATGCGAACCAGACTTCGCGTATGCTGTCCGGCGGGAACATGTCCGATGAAATTCGGGGTCTGAGAGAGGAAGTCGCAATGCTGAGATACGAGACTCGGGCGACAGCTGTAAACACTGCCAAGACATCGAAGGTGCTTGAGCGCGTGACGCGTGATGGTGAATCTCTACTTGTGACGAACGCCTGATCATGCAAGTTATCCAGCCGATCCCTTTTGTTACCTCGATGCTGATCAGCAGCAATGCGACTGAGCTTTATCCTACATGGGCGGCTGGAACGACTTACGCAAAAGACGCTTTTGTTGACTATCAGACGCACATTTATCAATCGTTGGTCAACAGCAATACGGGTAATGTGCCGTCGACAAGCCCGACGCAATGGGTGCTTGTTGGGCCGGACAACACTCACGCGATGTTTGACTCTGAGGTGCAGACCCAGACGACAAGGACAACTCCGCTGAATATTACGGTAGCGCCAGGGCAGGTGTTCAACTCGCTTGCCGTGATGAATGTGGACGCCGAGGATTTGACGATCAGTATCCGGGATGGCGCTGGTGGGCCGATTGTTTATACCCGAACGATTGACCTTGACGACACGCCGATTCTTGATTGGTACATGTACTTTTTTGAGCCGTATGACTTTCGGACAGATGTGGTTCTTACTGATCTGCCTTCATACTCAAACGGTCGAATTGAGTTGAGCGTTTCCAAGACCACAGGAACGGTCAAAGTGGGCTTGCTGACGTTTGGCAATATCTACACCATAGGCAAGGTGTTGCAGGGCGCTCCTGTGGGCATTCGTGACTACTCCGTGAAGGAAACCGACCAATTCGGCAACACGACATTCGTTCAGAGGGCGTTTTCAAAGCGGATGGAGCCATCTGTTTTCATGGACAACGAGCGGCTGAACTTTATATTCAAGCTCTTGAGCGAACTCCGAGCAACTCCTGCTGTCTGGATTGGGTCAACGAACTCGACTTATTCTCCGTTGGCAATGCTTGGTTTTTACCGTGACTTCAACATCGACATTGCATATCCTGACTATTCCTTGGTCAGACTTGAAATAGAGGGGCTTTCCTGATGCCTATTACTCCGCTTCCTACGCCTCCGAGTCGTGCTGATTCGGCCAATTTTGCATCTCGTGCAGATTCGTTTCTCGCGGCTTTGCCGACGTTTGCAACCGAGGCTAATGCGACTGCAACCGAGGTAAATGACAATGCTTTGAGCGCTGCCGCCAGCGCTTTGTCTGCAAGCAATTCCGCTGCAATGACAACGATTGCTGGTACTGGGATCACCGGGACTTCAACGACATCCCTTACGATTGGAACGGGATCGCGATCGCTCACTATTGAAACTGGAAGAACATTTGTTGCTGGTATGTCGGTGAGAGTTGGTAGCACATCCGCGCCGAACACGAACTTTATGGACGGCACGGTCACGTCCTACAATTCCGGCACGGGCGCTTTGGTTGTCAATGTTTTGTCTATCGGAGGGTCTGGTACGTTCACGTCTTGGTCGGTTCGCGTCTCTTCTGGTGGAGCTGGTGGCGCACAGACGCAAACCACGACCGTCACTCTGACATCTGCAAGTCAATGCGTGCAGGTGTTGAACATGCCGGCATTCGGTCATTCGGTGCAACTGCCAAGCGCCACGACGCTGTCCCGTGGCCCTGATCTGTTCATCCTCGACAACAGTTGGGGCCGATTCCCTGTCGGCGTGCTGGATGGGGCTGGGCGCGTCTTGGGTGCTGTCCTTCCGGGTGATGCGGTGGACTTCGATCTGATCGACAACACCACCACGGCAGGATCGTGGAGACATCGCGGAAACCTTGATCCAGTGTGGGTTAACTTCGACGCCGGATTGAATTTGACTTTGGGGAGCAGCGGTTTAGGCTCTTCTTACAGCATTGACGCGACCCGAGGGTTGATCACTTATCGAAACGCATCAAACTTTCCGTGCGCTCGTCTTGTAACTTACTCGGGGTCAGGCTCCCCAACTATTAGTGCTGAACTGGTTTTGCAAGCAGTCAACACAAACATATCATCGGTTGATTTGCTTGGGTCAACCAATCGTCTCGTTGTCGTGTTTGGAAATAACACGGTCGCGTGCGTTGATATTTCAAATTCGTCAACTCTCAGTGTTGGAACCGCTGTGTCGCTTACATGGACAGGTGGCTTTTTACATACCACTCGGGTTCTTGATAATCAGTACGTTGTGGCGATTGGAAGCGATACCAGCGTTGTTCGCGCAAGGTGCATTGATTGCGGATCGTCCGGGACAACGGTCACAATTGGAACTGAAGTAGCAACATCATCTATCTCTAATTACTCACAAATATGGCGGACAAAAACCTCGTCTTCGACATCGGTTGGCGTCATGGCGTTAACTGTAAGTAGTAACATTTATTCTGTTGCCACTTTTACGGTTACAAGAACGTCCGGCACGACGCTTTCTTGGTCGGGTAACGCTGGTGCGCCCACCGGAATTAGAACGGATTTAGCCGGCGATCTTTCGTGGCAGTTTTTTGATTTGTCCTCTGATCGACTGCTTTTCTGCTACCGGGCAAACGGAGGTGGGCCGCGCTATGTTGTGATCACATTCATGACCACTCCGACGTACGGAACGGTTGCGTCAGGCAACATTTCTCGCTACGACGGATCTCTTAATGTTTCAGCGTCTCCAGACAGGACTCGTTTTGTTTCGTTCTACTCCGGTGTTTCCGGGGTCGTTAATCAACAGTGTGAAGCATTTACTGTCAGCGGAACTACAGTGACCGTGGGATCGGCAACAAATTTCACTGCTGATACAAGTATTTTTAATGCATCTACAGTAGAAATGGCTGTTGACAATAATGGTCGTGGGTTTGTTACTTGGGCGTCATCTTATGCAAGCACAAACTCCCGTGACAAGTGGCGCACGTTCACATTGAGCGGAACCACGTTCACGTTCAGCACGGAAGTGGGTCGCGCTGATGCTCTCGCTGGGATGCAGCACAACAATACGGTCAGCCTATCGTCACGACAAGATGCGTTAGGTTCTGGATTCTTTTCCGCAACTGCGTTTCGCTTCAACAGTTCCGGCCAAATATCTGAATCACGAAACATCATTTTTACGATCAATGCGGACACGTCAATTAATGTTCTTGCCGTCATTGAATGCCCCGGCAGTTCTCTTTCGTTGCTTGGGATTCAGGGCACAGAAGATAGGGCGCTTTCGATGGCTTCTAACAATCCCGGAAGCAACCCGGACACTGAAGCAATTGTATTTTTTAAGAGCGGTGGATTTAAGCGCGGTCGCCACGTTACTGGATTCAATAGTTTGGCTTTTTTAGCAAACAATCGATCTATGTTGCTTGGGATAAATATAGACGGACAGTTCGGACGAAACGTCACCATCAACACCTATCGCATCGCAGAGGCTTGATCCATGGACATCTTGATAACCGACACGAACGAAGTCGTCGCGCAATGCGAGTCGATCACGCGGATCGAGCAGGGCTGGCTGGTGGGGGAGTCCGTTTATCCCGGCTACCTGACCCGAGAGACTGGCGTCACGATCCCAGAGGAACTGCGGGGCAAGCGGCTTGCTTATGTGGGCGGCAAGTTCTCGGAACTGCCGCCACTGCAGACCCCAGCCACGAAGGACGACAGAGACGCCAAGAAGGCGGCGCTTGCAGCGAAGCGATACGAAGTCGAGATCGGCGGGATCACGGTCGCCGGTGCGAAGGTCAAGACAGACCGCGAGTCGCAGGCCAGCCTGACGGGCGCTTACACGTCGCTGAAAGAGGGGATGTTGACCGGTATCGACTGGAAAACAGAGGATGGGTGGGTGACGCTGAACCTTGCGACTTGCGAAGCAATTGCCCAGGCTGTCGCGTCTCATGTCCAGCAATCTTTCTCGCGGGAGAAGGAACTCTCCGCGCTGATCGACGCCGCCGAGACTGTTGAGGATCTGCAAGCAATCGACATCAACTCCGGATGGTGAAAATGCGCGACACAACACCCCGGCTGATCAAGATCGGTGATGCATTCAGCCAGCTGGTGAACGTCGCCGTTTTGCCGAATCACAAGGACACAACTGCAAATGAGTCCATTTCAGGTCGGGCTTATCGGCAGGGATGGAAAAACGCAAGGAAGGTGATCGACTTTCTCTTCCTGCCTTTTGAGCGAGACCACTGCAAGAAGAGTCACGAGGCCGACTTGCAGAGGGCCAGAGACCTTTTAGACAGGAGCCGGTGAAGATGGACTGCCAAGACAACCCGAACTGCCAAGAAGCGGCAGACAGAGCCGTGAAGAAGGTGTTTGCGATCCTCGGAGTCGATGTTGACAGGCCCGAGTCGGTCGAGAACTTCCGAGAGGATTTGAGATTCGGCAGGAAACTTCGCAAGGCTGCGGATCACGGTTTCCTTGCGTTGGTCGGACTTATCGTGGTTGCAATGGGCGCAGCTCTCTGGGCCGGGATCGTATCCAAGATCAATGGTGGCCACTGATGTCGCGAAAATACTCTGATCAGGAGTTCATTACCGCATTCAGATCAATTGGAAGTCCTGCCGAAGTAGCCAAAAGCCTTGGGATGGCCGAAAGGGCCGTTTATAAGCGCAGAGCTTCGATTGAAAAGCGGCTTGGCATTACGCTTGAGTCGAACCCGCAGCCTGAGTTTTCAAACGGGAGCAAGGTCATCCGCTACCAGATCGAAAGCGGGAATGTCTTGATTGGGTCGGATGCTCACTACTGGCCGGGAATCATCACCGAGGCGCACAAGGCATTCGTGCGAATGGCGAAGAAGCTGAAACCGTCAGCGATCATCATGAATGGCGATGTGTTCGACGGCGCAAGGGTTTCGAGGCATGACCCGCTTTTTAAGTCTCACTCGCCGACGGTGAAGCAGGAAATCGAGGCCTGCCGAGATCGACTGGACGAGATATCAAGCGCGTCGAAGAACTCGAAACTGTTCTGGACGTATGGGAATCACGACACCAGGATCTATCGGTATGTGATGAATGGCGCACCTGAACTCGCAGACCTGACCGGGGCCGACCTGTTCTCGTACTTTCCCGGATGGCATCACGGGATGGTTGTCAACATCAATGACACGGTCGTGGTGAAGCATCGGTGGCACAATGGCGGCGTTACGGCCATTCATAACAATGTGCTGAAGTCTGGGAAAACGCTGATTACAGGCCACCTTCATCAACTAAAGGTTGTTCCTTGGAGTGACTATCTTGGCAGGAGATACGGGGTAGATTCTGGAACGCTTGCAGAGCCTTATGGCGAACAGTTCGACTACACCGAGGGCAACCCGGTGAATTGGTGTTCCGGGTTCGCTGTCCTGACCTTTAAGAATGGGAAGATGCTGCCGCCCGAACTCTGCGAGGTGATCGACGGCAAAGCGTATTTCCGGGGGGGCGAGGTGTGAAATACACCATCCGCGAGGTTCAAGTCTACGACCTGAGAGCAGTCGCGGACATCAAGCGGATGCACAGGGTTTGCTTTCCGTATGATTCCTCATTTGAACCCAAGATCGGCCATTGGTGGATCGCGTATCACGCCGGAGAGCCGGTCGGGTTTGCCGGCATGAAGCTGTCCTCGAGATGGATCGACTGCGGTTACCTGTGGCGATCTGGTGTGCTTGCAGACCATCGGGGCCGCGGGCTTCAGGTTCGATTCATCAAGGCGCGGGAGCGCAAGGCACGGAAACTCGGGTGGAAGTATCTGATCACCGACACATCCGACAACCCGTCGAGTTCAAACAATCTGATCAAGTGTGGCTTTACAATCTATGACCCGTCGATTGAGTATGGGTTCAGGCACACGGTTTACTGGCGAAAGGCAATCTAATGGGCGCATGGGCTTGGTACTTTATCTTTTCCGCAGCATTCGTCGTTTTGTTTTCTTTCTTGGGGTGACAAATGATCGAGACCTTGCTTGGTGGTGTATTCGGTGGGCTTTTGAGGTTGGCCCCGGAAGCGTTCCGGCTTTTCGACAGGGCCAATGAGCGCAAGCACGAAATCGCCATGCTGAACGCCGAGATGGAGTTCGCGAAGATCCGTGGTGAGATTGCCATGCGCCAGACCGAGGCTCAGATGACAATGGCCGAGATGGATGCAATGGCCGAGGCATTCAAGGAGCAGTCTGCGACCGCCCAAGCTGCAGGGAAATTCATTGCCGGGATCTCCGCGCTGGTCAGGCCATCTGTCACATATGCTTTCGTGATCTGCTATTTCCTGGTCAAGTTCGCGTCATACCTGATGGCGCTGGAGCAGGGTGGTGAATGGAAGGATGTGATCATCCGTCTCTGGACGCAGGATGACGCCACGATCATGTTCATGCTGATTTCGTTTTGGTTTGTCGGTCGGGCGCTTCATCATACAAATGGTGGCAGGGGCTAAAAATGAAATCTTGCACCAAGTGTAAGCAAGAAAGAGACCTTAGTTTTTTTAGAACAAAAACGAACGGGAAGTTGGACTCGTGGTGCAGAGAGTGTTACAAGAAAAATTCGAGAAACTATGAACAAAAGAACAAGGAAAAAATTGCCGAATACAAAAAAACCGATGCATACAAAGCCCTTAAAGCCAAATGGAATTTGGATTACACAAATCGAAACAAAGAGTCGCTGCTTGCAAAGAAAAGAGAAGGTTATTCAAGAATCCGTGATTCGCACCTAAAAAAAATGAAAGAGCACTATCAGAAAAATTCTGAAGCATACAAACAAAGAGCGAAAAAATGGAAGCAAGATAACCGCGCATTGCATAACGCAAGATGCATGGATCGGTACACTTCAAAAATCAAAAGATGCCCAGCATGGGCAAAAGAGCTTACTGATTTGGTCTGCAAAGAGGCTTATGATAAGGCTGTTAGGTTGTTTAAGCTTACTGGCGTTTCTTATGACGTTGATCACATTGTCCCACTTTTGGGAAAAACAGTAAGCGGTTTGCACGTTTACAACAACTTGCAAGTAATCCCGGCAAGCGTTAATCGAAGCAAAAAAAACCTGTATTGGCCTGATCAATGGCAAAACAATTGACCAAAGCACTAGACATTGCAGCCGCGCTCTGCCGTCATTTTGAGGGGCTTGTCCTGCATCCATACCTTTGCAGCGCGGGGGTTTGGACTATCGGGTATGGAACGGTCTTTAAGCCTGACGGAACGAAGGTTTTGCCGACCGACCCTCCGATCACGAAAGAGACCGCAGAGGACTGGCTAATGAGTGAGTTGAGGTCGAACTATATGGCCGGTGTTTTGAAGGCTTCTCCGGGCCTTTTGGCGCATCCTGAGGCACTCGGTGCGCTGTCGAGTTTCGCCTATAACTTGGGAGTCCCCAGATACAGGGCCAGCACACTCAGGCGGCGGGTGGACGAAGGCGATTTCGAGCAGGCGCGGGTCGAGATCATGCGATGGACTCGAGGTGGTGGTCGTGTCCTGCCGGGGCTAGTGAGGCGCAGGAAAGCAGAATCTGAATTTTTGAGGGCAGGAAATGGCTGACGAAGCAGACAAAGCAGATGAGTTGATCGAACGCCAGATGGCGGCTGCGATCAAGGCAATTCAGGGAAATGCGCGGATGAGACCGATTGGGATTTGCTACTTCTGCCAATCCGAGGTCGAGGGTGACGCGAGATTCTGTGACAAGGATTGCCTTGCAGACTGGCAAAAAGAGCAAGACTGCAAGGCGAGAAACGGGTCTTAGGGCATTCTTTCGTCCTGAAGCCTTCCGGGACGGTTCCAGAGCATCATCGTCTGGCGTCTGGCGTCAGGCCGGTTAAACCGATCCTTGTGGTATTCCTTCCCGTCAGGCCCGACAAACAAGTCCTTGTTGGTGTAGTGCGGCAGGTATGGTACGCACTTCACAATGAAAACCGAGTACGGAAATGTCTCTGCTGCTGAGTTGAGTTCTTTCATTTTTCCCCCGTGAAAATTCCGATGATGACAACGGCGATCAGGAACAGCAAAAAGATTGCTGCATCCTGGGCATGAATATGCTCGACGGATCGAGCGATTTCGAGCTTCTGAATCACTTGCACTCCTGATTGTAGATACCCTTGAAGTCGGGCCATTGCTTCGACTTGACTGCCTCGCAGTACTCCGCGAGCTGCCGGTCGAGTTCTTTTGAATCCTCGTGCCCCATGAAGGCAAGAGCCGCGAGAGCAAAGGTTGCAACTGCTGCGATTTTCATTTCCATTCTTCCTCCGTGTTGTAAGAGTCCTGATCATACCTACGAACAGGCAAAAAAAACCCCACGAGTTGTGGGGTCAAGGCTCATGGCTGATGAGCAGGGGAGGAAACAGGGTAATTCTACATCAAAATGGGATCGGATCGTTATCATCAAACGGATCAGGCTCGATGTTCTTCTGCGCCGGTTTCTGGGCCTCTCTCGGGCGATCCTGGCCCTCGGGCTTGCCGCCGAGCATCTTCATCTCGTTGGCGCGAATGGTGTACGAGACGCGCTCTATGCCGTCCTTGTCGGTGTATTTTCTGGTGTTAATCTTTCCTTCTACATACACAAGCGAGCCTTTGTGCAGGTACTGGCCGCATATCTCGGCCAGCTTTCCAAAAGCACTTATGCTTACCCATTCAGTCTGCTCTCGCGCTTCACCGGTTTGCTTGTCTTTGAACTTTTCAGAGCAAGCAATTCTAAAATTTGTCACAGCATCACCGCTTGGCAAATACTTAGTTTCTGGTTCTGCTCCAAGATTTCCAATTCCAATCCATTTATTTACTGACGCCATTTCTTTTTACTCCTTGCTTGATTGCGATTTGTCCTGCATGCTGTCGTGAAATTCCGAATTCCTTTGCAATTTTCTTATATGGTTCGCCAAGATTAGCGCGTGCAGCAATTTCGTCGCGCTGTATATCTGTCAATTTTGTGTGTGGTAGCGCAAAACCTTTGGCTTGGCGGTTCTTGCGCACGGCGTCTGCCATGTTTTCTGCTCTAGTGCCAAGGAAAAGATGTTGCGGGTTGATGCACGTTCGGACATCACATCTGTGGCAAACATCCATTCCTTTGGGGATTTCTCCGTAAGCGTGCCGATACATTACTCGGTGCGCATAATCTGTTTTCATTTTTTCTGTAATTCTGCCATACCCATTACCCTGACTACACCCAGCAAAAATGCGGCATCCGTTTGGTGATAACACGGTTCTATCAAGTAGCTCGTCAACTCGTTTTGTATTCATGCTGATGCTCTCTTTTTCATGTAAGGTTGTAATTTATGCCGCAAACTCGGTGCAACGGTCTATTTTAATCCATATCATTCCTTGATGAATGCGCCCGACGGCGACAGTTTCCCCTTGCGATCCTTGATCTCGTTGTAAGCAGATTCAAGGCAGTCAACGATTCCGATTTTTCTGGTGGCGCAGTAGTT